AACTGTTAGAATTACAGGACCAACAAGGGTGTTGCACTTCTAAATAGACATCGGGTATGAGTTTTCACCAGTAGATTCTGATTTCAGCGTCACTGCCAACCCAATTGTCAGGCAAAGCGGGGAACACTTCGCGCCACTCGGGTGTGAGACCATCCCGAAACTCGTCGTAATCATCCAACGAGAAATAGTCGCATTCATCGTAGCCATCGTCATGGCTGACACCTGATTCCAGCGCGTCCAGCATGTCAACCATATCCGAAGTGGCATTCGGATACAGCCACGTATGCACGGTATCCTCATGTCTCCAGCCTTTCAGCGGCGTCGAATTGCCATAAACGGTGAGCTTGATTGAAGCGCTCATAATAATCTCCTAAAGAAATATTGATTTGGCTTGTAGCAAAAAATGGGTTGCCGCCCAGCGGAAGTGAGGAAAAAGCTGGACGGCAAGAACTTAGAACAGCGGCAAAGCAAACCGCTTATCGGGCAAATCGGTGGCGTTCAACGCCGCCAGAATCAGATCGGACGTATGCAGTGGAATGTTGGCACGCACGGCCGCGATATTCTCGGCAGTGTAGGCGCAACCGGACGATTCCAGCACCTCACGAATCTTCGCCGTGGATATCCTGACTTCCATCACAGTACTCCCAGCAAATCATCGATAAGCATGACGATAGCCGTCTGATAACGCTGATACGTGGTGGAATAACCGCAGTCATAGATCTCACGCGCTCTCTTATCCAGCACGTCCAACGACAAACCGGAATCAGCAATCAAACGCTCCATCTCATCATTGTCAGGCGGCGTACTGGGCATACAGCCGACACCCTCCAGGGTATCGATCGCACGCCTACGTAAGTCATCCGTGAAACCATGCTGACCGTCGAACACGGCGGATAGCTCATCTTCGTTGTCATCAGCCATTTCCCACGCCGACTTCAACAACAGTCGCGTGGCCTTGTCTCTCAGCTCGCTCATGTCACGCCGCCTTAGCCCACAGGTCACGGGCAACGGCCACGTAATCGGCCACCGCCTGTTCTAACTGCTTGTCACTGCCACGCTCATACCTTGCACGGTAGGCGACTACGCATTTGCCGTTGGCCGAAGCGATGTACGCCACCTTTTTACCCTTGCTGGTACGGAACGCCTTGATATGGCCCAAACCTTGCAGTTCCGGGCATTCCTTAGCCATCATCAGGTCAGGCAGAGTCGCGTAGGACACGGCAAACGTGTTGACCTTGGGCGGGACTTCAGCAATCTCTTGAGTAATCGGCGCCGGCTCATCATCAAGAAACTCATCCTCACCAGCCCACTTGCTCTCATCTTCAGGTACAGGCACCGGCCAGTGAACGCCGCTCAGGAACCGTTCACCATCATTGCGCCAATTCATATCAACCAGCGGATCAGCCTTAATGGCGGCCACACGTTTCGCGTCCATACCGGTAGGCACCGGCACCCGAACGATTCCACATCGTTCCGAGTCAGGCACCAGCAACCAGCCATGCTCAAGGTCAACCGAACTTGACTTCATACCGTTCAGAAAATCCTCATACTGGACTCCCTTGGCCTGAACGTTCCACGCGGTACCCTCGGACGTTTGGGACAACGACCAGACTCGTTTCACACTAGCGTTAACATACCGAACATCATATTTCGAGCCATCCTTGCGCAACCGCACCCACATGCCGCTCACGGCATTCACGTTACGCGACGGGTCATTGGTCAGCTTCTTCATTTTGGTTTACCTCACTTGTAAAGATTCGATTTTGATTGATTTTCTGGAATGAGTAGGCGGCTAGAAGACTCTCAGCATTCACCCTCTTCGGTGGCTTCGGTGTAGAAAACGTCGTCCATTTGGTCATTGTTGAAACGCTCATTGATGTAATCGGAAATTGCCTTACCGGTATCGTCTTCGTTAATTAGCTGACTAATGCGGGTATGGCTCACACCGTTACCGTCCAAAATGTAAGCGTCTTGCGCCCAACCATCTTCATGCTCGAAAGCCTTGTTATATTCGGTTTCCGTCACATATCCCCAGTCGCCAAGGCGATAGATGCCCTCATAGGGTTGGAAACCGTCATAGCGCGTCAATGGCGATAGTTTTTCGTCAACACGTTCCACCATGTCGGCAACATCTTTAACGGTAATGGACATTTTGAATCTCCCTTAAACAAGAGGGGCACGGCCACAACGCCATGCCCCACAACGATTTATTAACGATGGACTCGCACCATGTAGCCCCTACCCCACGGGACTAGCTCCACGGGATAACCTTTGGCCTCATAATGCGATTGAGTGGCAACAGCCACGGGAAACGACTTGCAACGGTAATGGTCAATCATGGTCGATCACTCACCCATATACGCAACTGGGTTAAGTTGCATGTCGATACGCCGCCATGCCCTGACCAATTCGGCGGTAGGCGCGTACCGTTCGACAGCCGACCGGCTACCGTCGTACCGTGCGGCCATATCATTATCAAAACCGATAACAGTATCGGCCATGATATGACGCGCCTCTTTCGCCGTAATGGCCTCACGATGCCAATTGCCATCAAACACGTCGTCGGCAACCCAAGCGTCACGCTCAGCCCTCGAATCAAACACCCTGAGACTCCCAGGCCATGACCCATCATCCCATGTCGCGCCGATACCATAAGCCCAGCGGAAAGCGTAGAAGTAGCGTGCCATCATGCCACCTCGCCATCGAAGTGACGTTCGGCGGCTACCGCGTACAGCACGTCATGCATGGTGTCGGTACTGTAGCCATTGATATTGGTGACAACTTGCAAAGTCTGCTCGGACACACCGTAATCATCTTTCAGCGCGTCCCACATTTCCTCAATAGACATTGTTGAATCTCCCTTGAATTGATGAAGCGCGGAGACAGCCGCGCGACTGATTGAATCTGATTGAAAGTTAGTAGCGTTCGCCGATTAGCACGCCGTCTTGGTAGATGTACAGGCCGGTACCGCGTCCGTTGCCCATTCGAGCACTATCCCAGTAGCAGAGTCCAGCTTGACCCGAGCCGTCTTCGTTCTCACATTGCGGGATGTTCGCGGTATCACTACCGCAAGCGGACAGGGTGAAAAGTGTGATTAACGCGGCTGAAGCCGCCAGAATTTTACGCATGGTTCCTCACTTCCATGTGAGGCGTGCTAAGATAGCACAGCCTCGATTTGATTGATTGGTTAGAGAACTTTCAACTTAAGGCACGCGGCTAGGTAGTTGGCGCTACTTAGCCGCATTCTTTTAACGCATCAGGTCGCACGGTTGGCAGTTGAGTGCACTGGATATCTTCAAAGCGTTTTCAAGAGTCATGTTCCGAACGTCTCGCCGCCCGGTCTCATAACTGCTGATGATTGTTCGCGCTATTCCAGTGCGCTTGGCTAGCTCAACTTGTGTTAAGTCGGCTTGTTTGCGCAGTTCCTTAAGTCCCATAGGCTTACCCGCTTTCTCTAGTAGTAGGTAAACCAATTATGACAGCAAAATGTATCATTTGCATGTAGGGAAACACTGTTAAGTTCTCAAACTTGCTTTTGTCTTGCCCGATTGGGCTTGATAATTGATAGCATAACGTATCATTTTGGTTTAAACAAATCGGCGTGTCGGAAAACCAGCACGCCGAACAGCTCACACTGACGCGAACTCACGCACCAGCGCGTGCCGCATGATGTCATCAGCGGACACGCCACGACGTTTAGCGACGGCATCCAACATGGCCGACATGTCAGCGCTTAACGAAAACGTCCGACTGACAGCATCCGCCTGAGCGACAGGAACGACAGGCCCGGAATACACCGCACCCGGCCTTCCGCCGAACTCGCCGTTATCCGCATCGTCGGCCCACTTGTCCAACATGTCATCAGTGACCACACGGCCACCCTTCGCAACAAAAGACATGACACTTCCTCCTTTACAAAAGTTTCAGTTCCCGCAGCACCTTCGGCGTCGCACGCATGGCATGGAACACATGCCAACGATCCGACTCATCTAGTACCGCCACCATTTCCAGCAAACGCCCGTACTCGTCGTATCCAACCGCCACATAACGCAACGGGTCGGTATCCTCACGCGCCATAAACCGCACGACGTTCGACCATGCCACGCGCACCGAATCAGCGGACACGTCGGGATGTCGAGTCTGGATACGCGGGTCAACGACGATATCGCCAACCGGCACGGCTCACCACCTTTCGATATAACAGGTTCCAGCGTATCCCGTCCACCTTGGGACACGCTATGAGTGCCTAGACTATGGGATAAACCCAGTGAGCTAGGCCGACTGTGTACAAGGCCCACAGTCAGGCGAAGAATTGATTAGGGCACACACCTAGCTTTCGCTAGTGTTTTCTTTCGACTCGCTTGGAGCCTCCAGTAAGCGACGTGGGTTAGATAGGCGGAGCGCGTTAGCCACCTTGATTGCGACGTTGAGAGAGGTATCACCAAAATCTCTAATACCTGTTTCCCACGCGGCAATACGCGGCTGATTAACTCCGTCTACTTTGTCGGCTAACTGTTGCTGAGTCCAGCCACGCTTGACTCGGTACTCCCTAATACAATTGTCAACCATTGCCCACCTCGCTATCTCTAGTCCAGTGGGCCCAATTATACCTATCGCAGACGCGGTTTCTGATGCCATCGCTCCCCATTCTTTCAGGGGTCCGCGCACTACTCGCAAGGCCTTCACCTTGCTTCTCTTATCCTCATTAGCCACATGGCTAAACGTCGGTAGGCGCAACCCATTTACGCAGTCTTGTTTGACACACTCTCACTATGCAGACTGCAACCGGCATTCGGCAACACTATTCAATTATCAATCATCACGTTCGCCTGATTACCCTCTGCTCACAATGAGGTTTAGGCAGTGGGAACTAAGTGCGCGACTGGGGACTTGCACCCCAGCTCAGCCACTATGGCCGCGCTGTGTTCTCAGCTAGCCGCGAAGTATCCGCGTACCGCGTGTGCAAAGTTCGCAACTTCCTGAGTCTCACTGAGATATTCGCTTATGCATTCACCGGCAATGGCCTTGACGTTTCGGGGGATGATTGTTAAATCAGTCCCGTTGAGCCTGACCATAAAGGCCGCCGAGACGCCTTGGTGCGTAATCACCTTGCGACCATCTTCTGTCTGGCTTAGTGTCCATTTGCCTACCGTGATTAGCTTCTTCATCTCGTTTACCTCGTTTCTGTTTAGTGTTCGTTTGTTTTGTTGGCTCCATCATAGGTATTCCCAATTGGGAATGTCAAGCCGGATAATCCGGAAAGTTTAAAACCATTGGAAACACTAGCATCCCTCGGCGTGTCGAAACCACGGCAACACGACAAAAAACGATAAACCACACATAGTGTTGGGTTGCCTGACCACACACCATGTGGTCAGGCAGAGAGTGACGGCCACGGCCACTCATGCACCACGTCCCAGACTCACAGCATGGCCACGCGACGGCCACACCACACGGCCACACGCGGCCACGTCACGGCCACGGCACGGCCACACGGCCACACCCGGCAATCAGACACGCCCGACCAACCACAAACACAGGGGGGTGGAGAAGCCCCACCCCGGCAGAACGTCAGGGCCGCACGGACAATGGTTCTGCTCGTGAATGATCTGCTGGGCTGTTTTTTGAATTAGCGTTTCATTGGTGGTGGGAATACTCTTGCAACGCTTGCTGCAACGCTTGTTGTGAGTAAAATCTCGTGTAGATGGATTGTCGGGGATTGGAGCGAAGCTCGGGTTCCTGACAAGGTGAGGCCCCGCAGTCGCGGGGTTTTCTTGTATTTGCGTGAGATATCCCAATTGGTAGAGGACGCCGGCTCAAACCCGGTGTGTTGTGGGTTCGATTCCCTCTCTCACGACTAGGCCACGCTTTTTTTGAAAACCGAACCGTCAAAACAGTTTTACGAGGATTTGTAAGGTCGAGTTCTCTGGGATTCCGTTTTGTATTGGTGTTGTTTTCTTGGACCGGGGGCGTGGCCGTGGATGATTGGCAGAGTAGACGAATGCGGCGGCTTGCTAGGCCGTAAACCGTAAAAGGTTCGCAAGTGCAAATCTTGCATCATCCGCGAGATGGTCGGTGAGGCTGGTCAAGGCCCTGACTGTCGTGGGGGTTCGACTATCCCTATATGCCCGTAGCTCAATGGTAGAGTACCGGTCTCCAAAACCGGTGACGTGAGTTCGATTCTCACCGGGTATGCGATGCCGGTAGCTCAGCGGCTAGAGCGTATGGCTACGGTCATAGGGTCGGTGGTTCGAGTCCACTCCGGTACCACAACGCCTTCAAGAAGAGGCGATTACAGGCGGTGACGGCTTCTTGGGTCATCGCCGGATGTCGGCGGCGGCTTCATGCCATGCCGTGCGGCGATAACTGAACAGCGCTCCCCTAGTGGGAGGCATGGCATTCTAGCTCATTGGAAGAGCGGCGCTCTCGTAAAGCGCAGGTTCGAGTTCGATTCTCGGGATTGCCTCTAGGAGCCGGTGGCTCGTGGACCAACATCCCCTGTATTTGGATTAACCCCGTTGGAATGCTCGCTCGCCACGCTCCCACCGGCTCCGCCCCCTACGTGTAAGGAGTCATCGTGGCTTGGTCATCTTCCAACCGTGATGCACGGTTCAACCCCGGATGGGAGCGGACCCGCAAGCGGATATTAGAGCGGGACCACCATCGATGCCAGTGGATTGTGACCGACTGGCATACGGGGGCGAAGCATATTTGCGGCTATCCTGCCAATGAGGTCGATCATAAGGTTCGCGCGAAGAACGGTGAGCCTGATGATGATTCCCCGTCGAACCTGTGGGCGTTGTGCTCATATCACCATAAGCAGAAAACCGCTCGTGAGAGTGGTGAGGCTCGGGTGGAAAAGCGTAGGAGCCGCGAGGAGGCCGAATGGTATTCGAGGCCGGCTTTTCGATAGAGCGTTGCGCTGTGTTCGGGTGTCTTAACCCGGTGTGCGCCAAAGGGTTGTGCAGGGAGCATTACAACCGGAACTACTATTCCGGCACTCCGTTGAGGAGACTGCGCACCCGCATGTGTCCGGTGTGCTTCAAATGGTTCGACCCTGAGCGTTCCTCTCGCTTGTTCTGTTCGGACAAGTGCCGTTTGAGGTATTTCCGTAAACGTCAACTGCATCCCGAGCTGCCGTCGCGTCCTGAAACCGTGTTGCATGAGCGGACGGTGGAACCGGCTGAACGGCCTCGGATGGTTGTCGAGTCTTTCACCCGTTCGCAGGTGATTGAGAAGTGTGCCGGCCGTTGCCAGAAGTGCGGCGGACTGGTCGATGTAGATAGTGCCGGGCCTGACGGCGCGGCTTTTGAGTGGAAGGTTCCTTTGGAGAAGTCGCATTCAGCGACTTTGGAGAACCGCATTCTCGTTCACGACCGGTGCAGGGGCGAAAAGCCCGTGCGTCGGACAGCCCGGAATGGGCGGAAACGGAGCGTGAATCATGGCAGGAAACGGGCGTAGGGCGTCCAAGATAGCCGCGATGCCTTTGCTGAGCAGTCCCGAGGAGCCGGTTGGGCCGGAACTGCCTGATGTTCGCCCGGATACGGGCGATGAATGGTTGCCGGTCACTCGCCGCTGGTATGAGGATTTGCGTCGTAGCCCGTTGGCTCAGCGTATGGGCGTCGGCCCTGACTGGGATTTCGTGTTGGATACGGCGCTGCTCAAGGATGATTTCAAACGTTCCCGTAAGGGGCGTGCGATTCTGGCGGCTGAGATTCGCCAGCGTGAGGCCATGATCGGCGTCACTCCGAAGGCGCGTAACGATTTGAAGTTCGACGCGCCTCAGGCGAATGATTTGAAGGCGTCCTCGTATTCGGGTTCCTCGAACGTCATCAGCATGGAGGAAGCACGTAGGCAGCGTCGGGCGGTGGGCTGATGCATGACGTTATCCCTAATCTGACCGCCGAGGATAGGGAGCGTTCGCTTGGCTGGCTTGCCTTGTGGTGGATACAGTCGTTCTGCGTCGTGGGTTCGGAGCCCGCGTATGACATGCCCGTGTATGAGAGTCCTGAGTATGCGCGGTTCTACGTGGACTGTTACGCGCTCGACAAGTATGGGCAGCGTCGCTTCAACCATGTGTTCCTGAGTCGCCCCAAGGGTTGTGACAAGTCCGGCAAGGGTGGCCGTCTGGGTTTGTTCGAGGCTTTGGGCCCATGCCGTTTCGCCGGTTGGGCGAAGGGCGGGGAAACCTACACGTTCCTCGGCCAGACTTACGAGTATCTGCCGGGCGAGCCTATGGGCCGTCCCGTGCAGGGCCCGAACGTGGTGTGCATCGCCACCGCCGAAGAACAGACGGATAACGTTTATCAGGTAATGAAGTACAACTGCGAGAACGGGCCTTTGAGCCAGTTGCGCGGTTATGGTCTTGATGTCGGTGAAACCCGTATCCTGCTGCCGGAGGGTGGTTCGATCAAGCCCGGTGCCACCGGTTCTTCCACGCATGACGGCGGCAAGCAGACGTTCATCATCGCCGACGAATCCCACTTGTACAACGTTCCCCGGTTGAAGGCCACGTATCATACGCTGAAACGTAATCTCTCGAAGCGTATGGGCGACGCCGAACCGTGGGTGTTGGAAACCACGACCATGTACCGTCCCGGCGAGAACAGTATCGCCGAGGAGACCTACAAGCACGCTCAGGATATTCGAGAGGGTCGCATCAAGGACCCGAAGCTGCTGTTCGACCACAGGTATTCGCCTTTGAACATCGAGGACCTGGGTGATGCGGGCAAACTGAAGCATGGCCTGTATGAGGCGTATGGTTCCGCCGCGAAGTCAAGGGACGGCAAGGACCATATCATTCTCGCTGACGGCAGCATCGTGCCGGTCAACGACGAGGGTGTGAGCGATGACGGGTATTCGCTTCGCTCCCCCGGCGTGGAGCCGGGCCCGTCGAAGGACGGCTGGGTTGATATTCGCGGCCCTATCGCGGATATCCTCGACCCGGCTTCCGATGTGGGCGATTCGATTCGCTACTACCTGAACAGTCTCACGAGCGTTTCCGACGCTTGGCTGTCCGAATCCCTGTTGAAAAGCCATCTCGCGGGCATCGCATTGTATGCGGGCGTTCCCGAGGGCACCGACTTGGACGAGGCAGCGCCTTGGAAGGACATTATTTCGGACGAGGACGAGATAACGCTTGGCTTCGACGGTTCGCTTTCCGATGATGCGACCGCCTTGGTCGGCTGCCGTGTCAGGGACGGCCTGTTGTTCCTTATCAAACTGGAACAGAAGCCCGAAGGCCCCGAGGCCGCTGACTGGCAGGTCGATGTGGAGGCGTTCGACCGCAAGGTTCGCTGGATGCTGGACAACTACAACGTTGTCGGCTTCTTCGCGGATGTCCACGGCTGGCGTGACCTCATTATCGGCTGGGAAACCGACTACTCGTATCTCGACCTTGTGGGCCAGCGCAACAACGGCGACCCGATCATGTTCCACACGAACAATTGGGAGTCGGACATGAAGCAGGCGTATGTGGACATGCATACCGCGTTCTGCCGTGAATGGACGGCGTGCGATGACGAGGACAATCCCGTCATCGGTGATGTCGCACTGTTGGCCGACCCGAGGCTTCTCGCGCATTTCAGAAACGCGCGAAGGAAGAACCTGCGCAGGACGAACGCCGATGGCTCCACTCAGTACCTCGTGTACAAGGAGACGCCGAACAGTCCGTTGAAGATAGACGCCTGCATCGCAGGCGTCCTCGCATATACGGCGCGTACCCGTTATCTGGAACAGGCCAGTTCCCGTGCGCCGAGGGTGCGCACCCACGTTACCCGAGTGACTTATTAGAAGGACGGTGAGATATGGCCGTGCAGTTGGAGTCGTTGGTTCCCGATGATGTCGAACCGGGAGGCGACGGCGTGGTGCTTACCCGGTTGGCGAACCGGCTGGTGAACCGTATCCCCATGCTGTGCCGGTTGAAAACGTTCTACGACGGCAAGGAGACCGTACCCACGAAGGCGGTCCCCCGCAACATGGATGTGACCAGTTCGGACATCTACCGCAGGTTCGTGGACATCTGCCCGATGAACTTGGCGAGCACGATAGCGAACGCGGTCATCACCTCGGAGAAGCCCACCGGCTTCCGTCTGGTGTCGGACAAGGCGATACGTTCCACCGCCGCAGACGACATGTGGCAGAAGTCGGGCATGAACCTGAAATCGTTGAACATGCTGCGTGACGCATCGATTTACGGTGCCGCCTATGCGCAGGCGTGGTCGACGCCTAACCCGGCCTACATTTCGAGGCTCAGCCCTTGGGATACCGTCGTTTCCGACGATAAGAGCGCGGCCATCGTCTACTCGTATGACGCGGATGAAGGCACCGAGAACATCGCCTTGTACCGTCTGGTCCGTGACGATAAGGGCAATGTGACCGACGTGTATGGTCGTGTCGCCAGACGTGAGGTGGAGTCGCGGACGCTGCCGACCGACAGTCCCGACTATGAGGATGCCGTGTATGAGCTGGCGAACGATGATTCCAAGAAGAAACCGTCGTTGCCCGCCTTGTTCGAATGGGTGGGCGCGGCCAGTTCCGATGGTCTTGATTTCGCCCGTGACTGCGGTTGCCTGCCCATCGTCCAGTTGAAGACCGCGACCGGTCGAGGCCAGTTCGAGCCTCATCTTCCGACGTTGAGCGCCATCGACCAGCAGCGTTTCCAACGTTTCTGCATTCAGGAGATGCAGGCGTTCAAACAGCGTTGGGTGTCCGGCGACCTTCCCGAGTATTACACGAAGCAGGACCCGGCCGTGAAGGCCAACCGTGCGCGTGCCGGCGAAAAGATCGACTACTCGTCCTTGTTCGAGCTTGGCCCCGCCGCCTTGTGGCTGATGCCGAAGGACGCGAAGATGGGCGAAAGCTCCGTGACGGACATCACGCCGATTGTCTCCGCCGCGAACACGGACATCAAACAGTTGGCCGGCGCGTCCGGCACCCCGTTGTCGATTCTCAGCCCTGACGTTTCCGGCAGCGCGGCGGGGGCGAAGCTCACCACCCGCATGTTGAGGCTCAAAGTGCAGGACATGAACGAGCGTGCCAATGATGCGTTCGTGCTGTTGCTTCGCATGGCGTTGGTCGCAAGCGGCCAGCAGTCCGCCGCCGATGAACGTTTCGAGACGATGTGGCAGCCGGTCGAGACTCCCACCGATTTGGAGCAGGCGCAAGCCGCCAACTATGTGAAGGGACTGCTACCGGTCAAAACCATCATGCGCCGGTTCCTGAACATGAGCGAGATGGATATAGCCGAAGCCATGCAGGACTTGCAGGACACGGCTTTCGCCACCGCTCTGAGTCAGGAGAACACTCTGGTCGAAGGCAAGACCTCACAGCAGTCGGCTCCCATCTTGCAGGACACGTTGGATTCGACATCGACCATCCCTGACCTGAACGACGTTCTGGGCGACGAGACGTTGGACTCCACCGATGAGGTGACGTGATGGCCGACATGACACAGGCGCTGACCGTCATGGAACGGCAGCGTCAGGCGCTGGTCGACGCCTACGTGCAGCGTGCGTGGAACATGTGGAAGTCGCTCGACCCCGCCGACTGGTGGAACGACGCGATAACACAGGGCGTGTCCGCGTGGATAACACAGAATCAGATCGCGTTCATCAAAGCCATGCGGCATCTGGGCGTCTCCTATGCGGACGTGATGCTCGGCATGGTGAACGTGCCTTCGGATGGTCAGATTCCCGAATACATCGTCACAAGGGACAACACCGACCCTTGGGCGGTGAGCGTGCGTCCTGCCGACGCCTATCGGAGCATGGCCGTAAGGGACCCGTCGATACGCCCGCTGGCATGGGACAATCTGGACGATTACGTGCAGAAGGCCGTCGATGATTGGCTTGACGCCGCCGTGAAACGGTTGACGGACAATGCGAACACCGATGGTCAGATAGCCATGAACAGTGCGGCCACGCAACGATTCCACGGTTCCGGCGTCAGAAAATACCGTAGGGTCATACACCCCGAGCTTTCCAAGACCGGCACGTGCGGCCTGTGCGCCGTCGCGGCCACGAACGTGTTTTCCACGGCCGACCTTCTGCCCATGCACAACAACTGCAAATGCACCGTCGCCCCGATCACCGCGAACAATGACCCCGGTCTGAAACTCAACCGGGAGGATTTGGACGCCATCTACAGGAAGGCTGGCAGCACGTCAGCCGCCGACCTGAAAAGCGTGCGCGTCATCATGGAATCGCATAGCGAGATCGGGCCGATTCTCACGCAGTCCCAGTGGCGGCGTGAATACGATGACGGCACTCCCGCGCCGGAATGGCATATCCCCGACCTGAAGATGACGCGCACCGCGTTGCAGCGCATGTACGCGAGGGCTATGGAGTTTCAACAGCATTATCAGAAAGTGCTGGATACGGGCGAGGAAGACGATTTTCCATTCGAGGGTCGAAAGTACAGCTTCCGGCCTTCGGGGCATTTAAGACAAGCCATGTCCTATCAGAGGGCGTGGCTCCAATACCTGCGGTCGACCCTCGGTTTGGCCGCGTGAATGAAAGGGGCGGGCGGATGCCTACCAAGGAAGAACAGAACACTGCCGAAACCGAAACGGTTCAGCAGTCTCAGCCTGAAACGGGCGCGGCAGAAACGACCGCCGACATTCAGGAAAACAATGAAAACGTCAAGCCGGAGGAAAACCCCGGTGACAACGAGCTCGCCAAGTGGAAGGCGATGAGCCGTAAGAACGAGAAGCAGGCCGAAGCGAACCTCAAGCAGGTGCAGCAGGTTCAGGCCGAGCTTGCCCAGGTGCGTGCCGACAACGCGCGTCTGATTGCGAAGAGCACGTATCCGCAGGTCACTGACAAGGTGTTTGAAGCCCTGTACAAGGGTGATGGCACGCCGGAGGATATCGCGGACTTCGCCAAGTCCTATGCGGAGCTCAACCCCATCCAACCCGGTTCGCCGTTGGGCGTTCAGCCGAACGGTCGTGTTCAGGTGCCGGAAGCCGAGGCTCTTCGCAGCGTGGGCCGAAAGGCCGAGAACCCCGAGGGCGAGTTCAATCCGAAACCAAAGCGCGGCGACGCCTACAAGCGTGCGATGGACCGTCAGAACGCCCGCCGCCGCAACCATAACAAGCAAACCAAATGAAAGGAGCCATACTCATGGCGCTTCCTATTGAAATGGTGCATGGCACCGGCCTGACCACCGTTGAGGAAAACAATGAGTGGCGTTTCGGCGAGCAGACGGGCGGCGTGGTCTCCGTGACCATCGTCCCCGAACTGTTCAACGTCGATGACGAGACTCTGCGCAACAAGTACCTGACCGGGGTCAGCCCGACAGCCACGACCATCTACATCCGTTCCGGTATTCCGCTCGCCAAGATCACGAGCGGCACCAACAAGGGCGCTTACGGCCCGTATGACCCGAAGGCTACCGATGGCCGTCAGACCGCCATCGCCGGCCTGTTGGAGTCCGCCGTCGCCGTGAACGTCACCTATTCCGGCTGGCAGGTCGATGACACCTATGTGGGCCTTCGCTACCGTGGCGACATTATCAAGAGCAAGCTGCCGGTCGTTCCCGCCGACGAGGCCAAGTGGGGCGGCTGCTTCTACGATGTCGAGGATGATGCTGTCACCGCATTGTCCGGTTCGGCTGGCGCTGCCGGTTCCGCTGGTGTGGGCGTGAAGTCCATCACCTTGACCAAGAACACCTCTGGTGACATCACCGGTGGCACTTGGGTCGGCACCGACAACAAGTCGAACACCATCACCATCGCCTGACACCCCGTCTAAACCGATTCTTTGAAACCCGCCCCTCGTGGCGGGTTTTCTCATATCTGAAAGGAAATATCCAATGGCATTGGACAAGGAAATCTTCCCGCCGAGCGAAGCCACCGAGGTTGCGCAGGCGGGCTTCGATTACGTGAACGGCATTCTCCCGTTCTCCACCATGTTCCCCATCCAGTCCAATGACGGCGAATGGACCGTCTCTTGGACGCCGAATCTGCCGACGCTCTCCACGAACGCCATGCAGCGTCGTGCGCTGGACGCCGAGATCGGCCACACTTCGATGGTCGAACAGTCCGCCGAACAGCATACGGGCCTTCTGCCCCTGTCCGGCATGGACCACATCACCGAACGTGATATGGCCAAGCACGCGAACGACAAGCAGTTCATCCACGACAAGGCCGAAGCCAAGACCACGCATCTGGGCCAGACCGCCGGCGTGACCCTTGAACTTGAGTCCATCTCCGCGATGATGGATGGCAAGATCACCATCAACGAGAACGGCGCGAACGTTGTCTACTCGTTCGGCCGTCCGGCCAAGCAGCATAATCAGACTCCGACCACTCTCTGGTCCCAGGCTACTTCCGACCCGATTGCCGACGTTCAGGGTTGGATTGAGGTCATGCGCAAGAACAAGGGCCGTACACCGCACGCCGCGTTCACCACGTCGAAGGTCATCGACGCATTGCGCGGCAACGAACAGTTCCGTCAGGAAGCGTCCGGCATGGACTTGGCTCATTCCAAGCCACGACTGTCCCGCGACGAGGTGCTGGGCGTTCTCGCCAGCCAGCTTCAGCTGAACGACGTGCGTATGCTCGACCTCGAATACGAGAACCTTGAACTGGACGGCGGCTTCAAGATGGACGTGGACACCACCACGCTCATCCCCGATGCCACGTTCGTCATGCTTCCCTCGTTCAACGACCCGACCCTTGGCTTCACCGCTTCCGGCCCGACCGCCGAAGCCCAAAACTCCGAGTATGAGATCAACAAGAGCGTCAACGACGGTCTTGTCGCCGCCATGCTCTCCCATCAGGCTCCGGCCAACTACGATATCTGGGTCAACGGCTCCGCGCTGCCCGTATTGCAGGATGCCGTCAGCACGTTCAAGGCCAACGTCCTGTAGGAGCCGTCATGGCAAGCGTTGACGGCATCGACTGGATGAAACACATGCAGGTCAGTCTGCTTGACCAGCCCGGGCTAGCCGACGCCTATCCGAACGAATGGGTGAAATCACGTTGCCGTATCGCCGCCGAAATGGCGTTGACCGAATCCGGCAACGCGGAACCCCGCCTCAATTCGGGCGACCTGAGCGAGGACACGTTCGCCTACGTGGTCTGCTCGATGGTGATTCGCGTCATGCGATGGCACCGGCTCAAATCCGAGTCGAACGGCAACTATTCGTATGAGGAGCATGACCCCCAGCCTAATCCGCCCGCCTATGATGCCAGTCCCAACCTGTATGTGAGCAAACGCGAAAAGCAGTTGCTTGACGGTTACGCGGAGGGACACGGCCCCGTAGGCACCATTGGTGTCGGGTTGAGCCGAATCTACGGATTGTGAGGCCCTATGGCCGATGAAACATTGGACTTGGGACACCTTTACGACGGTGTTGATTTGGATGAACTCGGCGGCGGGCACCTGTACGACGATACCGAGTTGGAGCCTCGTATCACGGATGACCTTCTGCACCGCGACATGATCGTGGTGCAGCCGATGAAACCGGTCGAAACCGTCTACGGTTCCGGCACCGTGCCGGATGGGGACGCCTCCTACTGTTACTGCTCGTTCGAGCCTCGAATCAATAAGAACAGCACGTTTTCCAAGAACTGGGCGCAGGACACCACGCCGCAAACGACCGGTGGCCTGCGCGAGGATGCGTTGGTGATCGTTCTCGCGCCGGAATGGCATGGGGACATCAACACGCAGTTCTGGCTCGATAACGCCTGTTACGAGGTTGACGGCCCGCCTATGGAGATGCGTCACGCCTCGGATGCCGCCCACCATTGGAACATCACCGCGAGATGCATCGGCCATGCGACCAAGGACAACGGGTTGAAACCGCCTGTCCCGCCCGAGGGGAGCCGCACATGGGGTACGTGAACTTGAAGCCCGCAAGGGTGCTGAACCGTGACATGGCGATACTGTTCGGAGCCGAAGCGACCCGTCCCGTGGCGGAGAAGGTCGAAGCGAAAGCCAAGGCGCTGGCCGACATGAAGGCGAAGCATTCGTCCGTCGCCAACCGCATCGACATCAGCACTCACGCTCACGGCACGCACACCGCCGTCATCATGAGCGTCAAGGGCCGTGACGGTTCCGAGATCGCCTCTCACTTGGAGTTCGGCTACTTCAACCGGTGGCTGGAACACAAGTACGGCATCAAAAGCCCGCTGGCTTGGATGCCGGGATTGTTCATCATGTCGGAGGCGAAATATGTCTGACCCCACGATATTCGACCTTTCCGTAAGGGAACAGTTGGATGCGGTCGCCATGACACGCGCCTACCTGGACGCCGTCGAATGGAAGAACCGTGATTTCAGGCCGGTCATCCAACCGGAGGTCACGCCCGCCACGGATTCGCTCCTGTTGTCCCATGACGTGATTCTCTACCATTGCGGTGCTCCTGAGCAGCCCGACTGGAATCTGAAGGCTTGGATATGGCAGTACACGCTGTCTTTGACGGTGTTGGGCCGTGACCCGGAACGGGTGGCCCGCATCTGCGGATGGCTGCACCGTTGCATATCCGCATGGCCATACCGGCCCGGCACCGACTATGGGAAGATCGGGCGGATAGTGGACAATCCCGGTTTCGAGTCCCGGTCTTCCGGCGACATGACCAGTTCCAAAAGCATCGTCGCGTGGACTTCCACGAAACGCATACAGGCCGCGTCCCCACGCGGCTGACCTTATCTGAAAAACCATCAATCACACAATCAGACCCCGCACGCCTACACGGCTGCGGGGTTTTCCATATTTGAAAGGAAAACGATATGGCTGACGAAATCGGCATCCACGACGACGGCGTGTTGACCGCCGTCCGAGGAACGATCTTCATGGCGAAGGCCGAGACCATCATTACCTCCGCACTGCTCAAGCAGTTCACCGTCGAGGCGGCGACCGTGGGCGTGGGCGACGGCATGTGGACGAACCTCGGCCACATGTCGAACGACAACCTGCCCGAGTTCGCGTTGGACGGCGGCGACGCCACCACGTTGAGCACTTGGCTCAAGGCGGCGTTCCGCACCCAGTACGCCCAGACCACCGGCACTGTGACGTTCAATTCGGTGCAGGGCGACAAGGGCACGTTCAAGACCTTCTACAACGCGGTCGATATGACCGGCGCCGGCGTGGCCTTCTCCTTGGAGAAGACCCCCATCAACAAGTCCCTGTTCATCCTGTGGTCCGACACGAACACGACCGGCCGTGCCGGCCTGCTGCTGCCGAACTCGGACATCGCGTTCTCCAGTCTGCCTGCTCTTTCCACGGATTCGTTCGTGGAGTTCTCCGCTCAGGCGAACATCAAGACATCCAGCGTGCTTCCGCATGACAAGAACGGCAAGTTCACGTCCGTCGCCTACTTCGCGCCGTCCGACTTCACGGTCTGACCCGTCTCTTCCTTGCCGCGTCTCCTATCCGCGCGGCAAGGAACCCCCTCTTTCCACGGATAGGGCTTTTCAGAATCATTCTTTTCCACGGATAGGAGCCGATGATGGCAGAGAACACTAAGAACACGACCGACAACGCGAAGATGCCGGAGACATGGGACGAGCTCAAGGAACAGCCGCTGTTCGCGGGACTGCCCGACATGGCGAAGCCGCAGGAGCTGAACGTGGCCCAGTCCGCCGAGTTCTCGGTGACATGGCAGCGCATCTCCGAACGCAACGGGAAACTGGGCGACATGGGCTTATTCGGCGACGATGAGGCCGACAAGCCGAAGAAGAAGCCGAAGTACGACGAGTCCGAAGCCGTCATCCTCATGGCCGAGATCGTGCAGTACGCGGACATGTTCTACCGCGAAATCGCGGCCGACGAGAAGCAGTGGGACGAGTTCACCCGTGGCCGCACCTTGGAGAACCTGTACGTGCTGCTGGTGTCCCTGACCACGTTCTATTCGGTGGCACTGGGAAAATCAAGCGCCTCCAAGACGCGCTTGGAGAATGCAGAGTAGCGGTCTCGGCCGACTTCCAACGCTTCTACAACATCAACCTCCCCGCCAGTATGGGCCGCATGGAGCCGTCATGGCTGTGCGACCTGCTGGACGGTTTGGAGGGCGTTGACGGGAGCCTGTACCGCGCGTGGATGGCCGAACACCATCCGCTCCCACGGGAAGACGCGGCATGCTTTTCGCGTCTTTCCTACCTCACCTACGGGCAGTCGCAGATGCTGATGCTCAGCATGACGAACCAGCTTGAGATGATTCGCGTGATGATCGCCCGCATGATGGGCGACAAGAAGTCGAAGCCGCAGCCCGTCTATCCGCCCGGCACCGTGGTCAAGCCCGATTCGGTCGGGCCGAAATCGTTCTCCACGGCGGGCAAGTCGTTCGCCCAGATCACGGGCATGTTGGGTGCCGTGTTCGGCGGCAACAGTTTCTAGCAGAAAACCCCTCGCATTCCACGAGGGGTTTTCGTTTATCCTCCCGGAGGTTTTCTCATGGCCTTGTATTCCGCTGGCGCGGTCGGCGTCGATATTCGCCCGGACACCGATAATTTCTGGAAGATTCTCAACGCGGAACTGCATTCTCGCCACCCCGAGGTCACCGTTGATGTGAACACGAAGGGCGTCGCACGCGCCAAGGAGCAGATGCGCGACCTTGACGGCAAGACCCTCACCAACGTGGTGAAGATCGACGGCGACCCGTCCGGCTTGCGTGCCATCGACAAGGCCATGCAGGCCCAGCGGAAGCAGTGGGAGAAGAAGCCGGTCACCAGCAGGTTCGACTTGGACGATACGTCGTTCAATGAGAAGATTCACCGGCTTTCCAACCAGATCAAGCGGACCGCCGGCCAGACGGAGGCGTTCGTCAAGAAGTCGCAGAAATCCGTGGCCGACAGTCTTCAGGACAGTCTCTCCCGCATGCGTTCGGCACGCGCCTTCTACGACAAGGAGGCCACGGCCGCATCCCGCAGGCAGACCATGCTCATCAAGGACGAGCACGCCGCCTACGACATGTACGCGGAGGCCATCGAGAACGGGCGCAAACGTCAGGAGCAGTTGACCCGCAGCCAAGCCGATGTCAGTAAGACCCTTGACTGGTCCATCAAGAAGATGAAGGAGCTGCGCGAGGCCGGGAACATCGACACCGCGAACTGGTACAAGAACAGTCGCATCCCCGAGCTGCGCGAACAGCTCAAGGGCCTGAAAGCCGACCTGAAGGCGGTAGGCAAGGAGATAGCGGAGAACAAGAAGGCGCAGGACAAGCTCTTCTCCGCTGATTTCGACAACAAGGTAGCGGCACAGCAGCGTCTTATCGACTCCAACACCAAGAAGTGGGAGAAGGCGACCGACGCCATCTCCAAGTATTCGGACGCCGAGCTCATGCGCAAGGCGCGGCTCAAAGACTTCAACCGTGAGAACGACCGGCTGTTCTCCGGCCTGAACAAGATTCTCGACCTTGAGGAGAAGTCCGAGAAGCTGAACCGCAGGCAGCTCCAGCAGCTGTCGAAGCTCACGGCCGGCCAGAAGGCGTTGGCCGAGGTGTTCGAAGACACGGGAACCAGCGTCAAACGCCTCAACGCGGTACAGAACGATTCGCGCCGCACGATGGACAAGCAGCGCAAGACCGCCCGCGAACTGACCAGCCTGTTCGACGAGCAGGAGACCCAGATCAACGCGCTTTCCGCCGCGTTCCAGAAGTTCAAGCCCATGGGCATCGACAAGAACCTCGGCAAGGAGCTCAACAATACCTTCGACCAGCTGAAGAAGCTGCGCGACTTCGCATCCCGCAAGCCGATCACCGCCAAAGCCACATTGGATAAGACCCAATGGGACAAAAAATACGCGGAACTGATGTATGACGCGGAGAAGCTGCGCGCCAAACTCGACCGGGAGCATGAGGTCAACGTCCGCGTCAAGGTGTGGGAGGACAACGCCGACAAGCTCGAAGCCCGGTTGGAGAAGCTGCGTCATACGCGCCTCGACATTCCCGTGGACTGGCAGGTCGATCAGGAACGAATCATCGCGTCGATGCGTGAGACCGCCGCCAAGATCAAAGCCAATCCCGAACGTCGTTGGGAGCTTGAAGCCGACCTCGACCTGCAAATGCATCGCGCCGAGGAGAAGCTGAAGAAATTCGAGGACAAGAACGACGAGCTGAAGATGGATTTGGACTTGGAGACCGCGTTGGCCCGAGCCCATCTCGCCTACTTCACCCGCCCCCGCACCATCGACATCTTCGCTAATTTCAAGGGCACTGACCTTGGCAAGATTTTCTCCGGCATGACCAGTGGTGCGACCGGTTTGAAGGGCGTGCAGAACCAGTTCGACAGTCTTGTGAACCTGTTCGACAAGCTCGACAAGGTGGTTCCCAAGTGGTCGATTCTCGGTGCCGGCGTCACCGCGTTGGGTGCCGGACTCCTGAACCTGGGACGCACTGCGGGCGGTGTCGGCGTCAGCCTCGTGTCCATGAGCAAGGCCGCGTTGGCCGCTCCCGCCGCGTTGGCTGGTCTGGCGTCCGCAGGCTACGTGGGCTACCGGGTGTTCGGTGATTTGAAGGAAAAGTTCGATGTTACCAAGACCTCGCTGGCGAACCTGAACAAGGAGTTGGGCGACAACGCTTGGAACGAGTACGGGGATAACCTGTACCGTCTCGCCAACGACGTGGCCCCCTCACTGTCCAAGGGTTTGAATGGTATCGCCGTCGAGGAAGGCAAGGTGCTCAACGGGCTTATCGACGTGGTGCGCCAGTCGAACGAGGCCGACCAACTACCGCGTATCTTCGAGAACACTCGTCTCGCGGTGTCCGAACTGAACCCGGGCTTGCAGTCACTGGCCCGCGCGTTCCTCGGCTTGGGCGACCAGTCCAGCCAGTATCTGCCCCGCATGGCCTCCTACATTTCCGACGTGGCCGAGAAGTGGGCGAACTGGGTGGATACCGCCGAACGTACCGGTCAAGTCTCTAAGGCGATGGAAAAGGCCATCGAACAGGGCGGCTATCTGAAATCGTCCGTGTTCGACCTGATAGGCGTGTTTGAGGGCACGTTGGGTACTCTGGCGAAGACCGAGAACGGTATCCAAGGTTTTTCCGAGGCTTTGGAGAAAGCCAACAAGGCCGTTCACACCATCAAGTTCCAAGAGACTTTGGAGGCTTGGAGCGCTGGTGCGCAGGACGCGCAGGACAAGATGCGCAACGCTTTCAAGGATATTGGCGACGCCGCGTACTCGTTGAAGGACACCACTCGCGCGGTGTTCGGTGACGCGGGCCAGATCGTAGGCGAGGGCATCACTGGGTTGAGTCGCGTGTTGCAGCAGTCCGGTGGTGGAATCCGCGATTTCAGTTCCGGTGTCCGCGACGGGTTCAGCCAGGTGTTTGACGCGGTGGGTGACGCGGGCCCCATGTTCTCCGATTTGGCGAGCATGGTGGGCCAGTTGTCGCGCACGTTCGGCGGCACGTTCGCGTCCGCTTTGCGTACCGTGAGCCCGCTTATCAGCACCATCGCCAAGGGTGCCACCGGCGTGGCCCAAGCGTTCGACTCGTTGCCGGGGCCGGTGAAAAGCATCATCACATTGTGGGCCACGTTCGGTCGTGCGGGCAAGACGGCGTTCGAGTCGTTGAAGACCGGCATGTTGCAGAACATCCAGTCCACGATGCGATACCAGAAGATGCTCAGCGAACTGGGTTTGAGCGCCGAACAGGCGTCCGTGAAAATGGGCACCCTGATTAAGGCGATGAACCAGTTGCGTTCCGGCAATTATGCGGGTATTCTGTCCGGTGCCATCAGCGAGGTCAATTCCCTCGGCATGGCGGCGGAAGCTAACTCGAAGAAGCTGCTCCTTCCGGGGAACGCTGCCAAGGAGACTTCCAAGGACATGGGCGGCTTGGTCGGTGCGAACGGTCAGGCCATCGCCTCCATCCGTTCGGCCGGGGAGCAGGCCGAACAGCAGTCCGGCAGGTTCGGTTCGTTGAAGACCGGCGTGAAGAACCTGTGGGATGCGTTCGGCGGCTGGACGACGGTTGCCGGTCTGGGAATCAGCGCGGGCATCGCCGTCATCGGCAATGCGATATCCGACTACACGACGAAGGCGGAAGCATCCAAGCAGGCGATGGACAAGGTCATCGACGGCATGAAGGGCATCAAGTCCAACGCCAAGGAGGCGGCGGACGCGTTCAACGATTTCAAGTCGGAGACCACGAAACAGTGGGATGACCCGTCGCTCCTGTTCGGCAAGGACGGTGGCGGCGCGGTCACTGAATGGCTCGTCAAGGTCAGCGGCGGCTACACGTCCGCAGCCGACGCGGCCAAACGTCTGGGCATCAATACCAGTACGCTGACCGATGCGGTCAGCGGCAACGAGGCCGGCTACAAGAAGCTCGTCAAACAGTTGGAGGCGCAAAGCAAGGAGACATACAAGGCCAGCGACCAGTACGGCATGATGGTCGAGAAGCAGACCGATGCCGCCATCGCCGCCGACACGCTGTTGCAGGCGTTGAAGAAGCAGCACAAGGAAGGCTTGGAGAAATCCGTCAAGGAGCAGATGAAATATCTGCGTTCCCTCGAACAGATCTCCGATTCCTCCTCCGCGCTGTCCGACAAGCTCAGCTCGCTCGCCACGACGGTCAAGGCGAACGGTCAGGCGTTCAAGGAAAACGGCGAACTGGCTGACGCCAACAACGCCGCCTATGTGCGCACCGACAAGGCGATGAAGGATGTGGCCGCTACCGCGTTGCTGTCCGCCCATCAGCTTCTCTCTTATGGTGAGAAGAACGGTCAGGTGGAGGAGTACACGCAGAAGGCCGCAAACTCCATTTATGAGGCGCGTGAGGCCATCGTGCAGCAGGCTCAGGCCGCTGGCATGAGTGAGGAAGCTGCTGAAAGGTACGCTGATTCGCTTGGTCTGATTCCCTCTGATGTGGGTACCACGATCACCGCTCATTCGGAAATCGCCCAAGATGCGGTGGATAAGCTCGTGCAGGGCATATCCGGTCTGACCGATGGTGAGAAAGAGATCGTTATCCGGCTACGTGAAGCTGGAGTGGTCACCACGTTGGACGGTGTTCTCAGTCTTGTTGAGCAGCTGATGAAAGGCGACTTGTCCGAGAGGGACCTCACATTGCTGTTGAACGCGGAGGGCAATGCTCGCTGGGAGACAGGCGAGGTCAAGGAGAATCTTCTTGCTCTCGGCATGTCCAAGAAAGCCTACAAGTGGCTGTTCTCAGGTGAGGGCAACGCTGAGGAGCGCATGCAGAAGGTCAGGGACGAGCTCGGCTATCTGAACCTGACCGACGAGCAGATACAGTGGATTCTCGACTGTATCGACCACGCTTCCGGCAAGATAAAGGACGTGGAGAAGAATAAGGTTCCCGCCGCCAAGGGCGTCAGCTTCAACATCGACGCCGACGATGATGACGCTCAGGTGAAACTCGCCTCCTATAGGGAGTCCGATGGTGAAAAGCTCGCTGAGAATAATATTCTCGTCAGCGCCGTCGATAACACCAGCGAGGGCACCGAGTCCGCTAAGGCGAACGTGTTCAGTGTTCCCCATGAATGGTGGTCGTGGCTGTTCGGACTTGATGGCACCAGTGGCCCATCCGGTATCGCGAAGAACGCCGTTGAGAGCATTCCTCAGCAGTGGCAGTCTATATTGACTGGTTCCGGCAATACGACGCTGTTTTCCAACATCGCCAATAATGCGGTTCGGAATATTCCTCAGCAGTGGTTGTCCATGTTTACGGGTCTCGGCAATACGCCATCGTTTGCCGGAACGGCACGAAGCATGATCGGCAAGGTGCCCACCTATCATTCCACGACGTTGAATGCGATGGGCAACGCTTTGGATGTCGCGTCGAACCTGCTATCCACTCTGCGGTCAATCGCTGGTCGCACATGGACGGCTTTCATCGACACGATATCCGGGGGTGGCGGTCATGCTACCGGTGGTCGTATCTATGGTCCCGGTACTTCCACTTCCGATTCGATTCCGGCGATGCTGTCCAATGGTGAGATGGTGCTTCGTGCCGCAGCCGTCAAGAAGATTGACGCCTTGTATGGCAGGAGTTTCCTGAACACGTTGAACGCGGTCGGCAGTGTGGAGAAAGCCATGCAACCGTCCGCGTTCGCGTTGAACGCTCGCAGGAAGTCTCAGGCGTATGCGACCGGTGGCCGCGTATCCACGGCGAACGGCTCGTGGAATGTCGAAGTCAACCCGGTGATAAAGGTCGAACTTCCCGCGAATACGGGGAACACGACGAACAACACGGTGACTATCAACGGCGTGGAGTCCTCCGACCGGAGGATAGCCGACGCGGTGGAAACCCTTGTCGCTTCCGCCACCCGGAAACGCAACATGCGTCCGCGCTGACCGTCAGAGAACCGTTGCAAGCCAGTTTGTTTCAGCTTGCAACGGTTTCCTCCTGTTTCCTAACATCGTCAAGAAAGGTTTGTCATGGTTGAAGGTGCCGGCAATATCATCGGCGGCGGCTGGCGTTGCTGCGTACAAGCCGATATCGTCTCGCAGAACGCGACACAGGCCGTCATAGGCGTGCACATCATCTACCGTCGCACCGACCCGTCGCTCTGGGTGGCGTCCGATGCCGTGTCCGGTGGCGCTTGGGTCAATGGCGTGAGCACGAGCACGAACACGGTGAACTTCGGCTACCGGTCCTTCAACGGCGACGTGGATTTACACACCCAGCAAGTGACCGTCACGAAGCAGGAGTCCGCGCAGACGTTCTCCTGCCGCGCGTTCCTGAACATCCCATATGGTTTGCCGGGACGGTCGGAAGCGCATGTGAACCTCACGGTTCCCGGCATCACGTATGCGAAACCGAACCCGCCGAAGAACGTATCATGGACGCGGGTCAATGATTCAAGCGTGAAGGCCGCATGGCAGTCGAACTATGATAATGCGGCGCGAAAATATTGGAAGCAGATCTACGCAGACCAGTGCGTCGGCTTGAACGGCGGCACACAAGGCGCGTGGGGTCTGGTCAAGGCGTTGAACTGGGACGCCTTGAACTATTCGTACACGGGGTTGAAGGCGAACGCCCGATACCAGTTCCGTGTCGCGGCCCAGAACCCTGGCGGAGTGTCCGACCATGTGTACTCGGGCTACATCTACACGACGCCGGCCGCCCCCGTGGCGGTGAACGCGGTGAAACTGTCCGAACAGTCCGTGCGCGTGACCGTGGATGCGTCGAAATCGTATGTGTATGGCATCAGACTGCGGCGCAGGGTGAACGGCGGCGAATGGGCCGACATAACCGGAGGCACCCCCGGTGCGACGGCCGAAGGCTGGCTTCCCGACATAAACGGAATCCAGAACGTCACGTGGACCGACACCGCAGCTCCTGCGGGCCAAGTCCAGTACGCGGCGTTAGTGGGAAGACCTGTCTACGGCGATGACAACTCCAAGACCACGCTCTTCTCCGACTGGACGTACAGCAACACTATCCAGACGGCCGTGGCCCCTTCCGCGCCGACGATTCTGAACCCGACGCAGAACGGCGCGTATGTTGTCAATCAGCCGATGACGGTCGCTTGGAAACCGAATCATCCTGACGGTTCCGCCCAATCCGCCGCGCAGGTGGAGGTCACCGACCCCTCGGACGTTACGGTCATCGAAGAGCAGACCACGAACACCAGTTATCAGCGCACGCCCAAAAGCTGCGGCTCGTATAGGATTCGCGTGCGCACCAAGGGTATCCACGCCGACTGGGGCGCATGGTCGAACTACGTGACCTTCACGGTCGCGAAATATCCGAACATCAGCATCAACAAGCCTTCCGGCACCATTACGGCGACACCGTTCACCGTGGCGTGGACCGTGGCGGACGATACGGGCGTCAGCTCGCAGACGCTCATCATCCAGTCGGACGGCGTGGAGAAATACCGGAAGACGATGGACGGTTCCACGCGAAGCCTGAGCATCGGCGCAAGCCAGTATCTGCCGAACAACAATTCGACGTTGACCATCACGCTCGTGGTGCGCGGCGGTTCCGGCTTGGAATCCAGCACGAGCGTCGTGAGGGACGTGGACTGGCCGGACCCGGCCGAGCCGATGGCCGCGATAGAGTCGAACAATGATTACGCGGCGTTGGTCATCGTGTCGTTCGGCGTGCCGGAGGAAGGCCAGTCGGAGACGGTCAGCGCATCCGTCATCCGTGTCATGCCTGACGGTTCGGAGGTGCTTATCGCCTCGAACCTGTTGGACCAGCAGTTGGCCGTGGACCCCATTCCCCCGTTGAACACCGACTTCCATTACAGGGTGGTCGCGTATTCGGCTATGGGCACGACCATCGCACGCATGGTGGACGCGCGCATCGAATCCGGGTTCGGAGTGTTGAACTTCGGCACGGATGCGGGTCAGACGTTATTGCTCGGCTATAACAACACGGTGTCTCATAAGCGTTCCCATTCGACCAGCGAGTTTCATTTCGCGCGGGGCGACGGGGCGAATGCTCTGCCTTCCAGCTACGAATTGGACCAGTTGGATTCCACGGTGAGCGTCACCGGCGTATGGGAGTGGGACCAAGCGTTGTGGCTGCGGATACTCTCGTTGGCTGACGGATACCCTTACGCATGGTATCGGGAGCCTTCCGGCCTGCGTGTCTACGTGAAGGCGGAACAGTCCGTGAGCGTTGACATCGCGGACAAGAAGAACATCAGCTATTCCGCCGACCTAACCCAATTGACATGGGAGGAGCCCGTCCTATGAGTGATTGGAGCAAGCCTTTCAAGGTCGCCTACCGTGTGATGCGAGTCAACAGGAACACGGGTTTGGAGACCGGACGGTTGGATTGGGTGATATCCGGGGGCAGCATCGAACGCAACCAGGACACCAATATCTGCGAATCCGGTTCCCTGACCGTGGAGGGGGCGACCGACCTGGGCACCGACCGGCTACGGATATGGGCCGACTGCACGTGGCATGACGGTTCCACGGCAAGTGTGCCGTTGGGCACGTTCCTTCCCAACATCCCCAAGCGCAGCGTGAACGGCAAGGAATCTTCCAGCCAACTGGATTTGTACGGGCTGCTGCAAGAAGTCGATGACGACATGTTCGAGTCGCCGATAACGATAGGCAAGGGCAAGAAGGCCGTGACCGCCGCCGCCGACATCCTCAAGGGATGCGGGCTTCAGGTCGCGGCCTACAATCCCGGCAATTACACGCTGAAGGATAATTGGACGTTCGGTTTGAGGTCCGATAAGGACAAGGACAAGGGCAGCACCAAGCTTGACGCGGTGAACGATCTCTTGGATTTGGCCGGATACTCCAGTGCGAGAACCGACGAGTACGGGCGCGTCATATTGGAGAAGTATGTGGAGCCGGGCAAACGCCAGCCGAAATGGACGTTTCAGGAGGGTGCGAACGCCACGTTCCTCACCACCATGACCGACGAACGCGACCTGCGTGAGGTGGCGAACGTGGTGAAGGTCACCTACTACAACACGGACAAGGAATACGTTTCGACCGCGATTGACGATGACCCGGCTTCGGAGTTCAGCACTGTCAGCCGTGGCCGCAGGGTGGCTCACGCCTACGAGTATTCCAGCATCCCCGACGAGGTGACTACCGACGAGCAAGGCAGGAAACTCGCCTCGGACAAGGCGTTGGAACTGCTACGCACCGAACAATCCGTGATTCACAGGGTCACGTTCACGCACGTGTACGCTCCTTTGAATCTGACCGACGTGGTGGACTTGGAGTATCCGACCGGCTCGGTTTCCGGCAGGTTTGCGATACGCGCGCAGAATATCACTTTGGAGGCCGGTATTCCCATCGAATGCGAGGCCCGTACCTTCCAGCGTCCAAGCGAACCAACAACAGTGAAGGCATAAATGCAGTCGAACCTGATAAGGGCCGGCAATCGTCTGGCCGAAATCATGCCCTCCCAAGTGGGGGCGGAAGCCACCATCACGCGCATCGGCACCATCAACACGGTGTACGACACAGGAGGGTATTGGACCGCTGACGTGGATATGAGCGGCGGCACGCTCATGGGATTGCAGATGACCACGGATTGTGTGGGAGCCCGAGCCGGTGACAGGTGCGTGGTGGAAACCTACGCGAAAGTCGCCATCGTCACCGGCATCCTTGCGCGTCCGGGGTGCGGATGCTCCCCCTTGTTTGAGTGGTCGAGCACGTGGAGTGGTACCCCTGGGACTGAGCCTGAGAGTGGTTATCTTGAGAAGACTGCGACTGTTACTTGCGGGGGGCTTATCCTGTGCGAGGTTGCGGCCGCGATCAGCGGTACCGGCGAATACAATATGGCGTTCGACTTCTTGGACGCGAACGGTGAGCGTAAAGCGTATTGGTGTTCCACGTCGCCGCAGAAGAACGGCGGCACGTTGAGGTGGGTTGCTTCCGGTTCTGTGCGGTTGCCTTACGGCTCGTACACGGTGAAGCTCACGACGTTTCATTGGGGCACGGTTTCCATTGTCGGCAATGATTCGTCTGGTAATAGTCTGCGTTGGCGTGACGCATCGTTAGGGGTTGAAGGTGTTTCGCGTTATGCGCGGTTGCGTATGGCGTGAAGTGGACGTGTCCCGCCTTGCCGTTTGTTGTAAGCATAATACGTAACGCCTGACGATAGTCAGTTGACTTAGCCTCACACCATATCGTGTGGGGCTTTCCCATATTCGAAAGGACACTGAATGTCCCCTTTTCATGACCTGTTTTCAAGCGCCGAGTTTTGGAGCGCGTTGATTCTCGCGCTCCTCGGCGGTGGCGGCATCGGCGGACTGGTCGGCGCGTGGTCGAACAGCAGGAAAACCGAGGCCGATATCGACGGCATCACCGCCGACGCGGCCGACAAGGCCGTGAAGATTCTCACGGAAAGCATCATCGACCCGTTGCGTGAGCAGGTCGCTTTTCAGGAGACCCAAATCCAGCATTTGGAGGAGGTGCAACGCAAGTATTTCAAGATCGTGGCCTATGTGCGTGGCCTGTTCCATTGGCTGCAATCGTTCTGCGAAGTGACGGAACCCGAGTTTTTGAAACGTCATCCCAAGCCCTCGCTGCCGGACGAGCTTCGCCCGGACGTAGCCCCCGAAACAATCGAATCCAATAAGGAGGAACAGTAATGACCCAAATCCATATTTCCATCAGGAAGCCGAAGACGGGCGGCTTGGACCCTGTGACCGGTACGCTGCGGTTCCGCCCGGTGCGTCGTCATTTCGACGCGGCGAAGAATCTTATTATCGCGGCCTCGTTCGACGCGAATTTGTCCGAGACGGGTGAGCTGACGGTTGACCTGCTGCCTACGACTCCTGCGTTTGTGTGGCAGGTCGTGGAGTTGGCTGATTCGCCGCAGGCGTACACGCGTTACGTCGAAGTGCCGGACTCCCAGGCCAGGGTCGAGTACGCTGACCTTGTGGAGGTTGACGCCGCCACGTTCGTGCCGAAGGACATGACAGGCTCCCAACTGCTGAAGGTTCGCAGGGCTTCCACCCAGTCGGAGGCTGAGACGCTTTCCGCACAATACCCGGACGAGCTGGTGTTCTTCGACGAGACCGCCACGACCATGAAGGCCGCTATGGCCATGAGCACGCTGGAGCCCATCACGGCCGAAGCTCAAACGAACGCCATGCTGGCGAAGAGCGCCATGCTGAGCGCCCGGTCCTCCGCTGATTCCGCGACCGCCACCCAGTCCGACCTGAGCAGTCTCGCGTCGAACGCCAGTATGGCGGCGGCTTCCGTCGCCAACGATTCGCAGACCGTGGCCGACACCGCTTCCATGGTCGCGGCGAAGGGCGAGACGGCCATCGCCGCCATCGATTCGACGGTGCAGGCGGTCAAGGACAAGGCCGAGAGCGCTTCCGCCGAACTGCCTTCCGCCGGCACCCCTGAAGGCACCACGGAGGAAACCGGCAAGGACTCCACCGGGGAAACGCCGACCGGAACCGTGTCGGAGGAGCCCGCAGCCAAGGCCGTGAAAGCCAAGGCCAAGAAGGTTACCGTGAAGGAGGCCTGACCATGCCAGCCCTATACGCCGGCAAACGTGTCGGCAAACCGTTGATGAGAAGCCACACGTACAACGCCATGTTCAACGGCAAACTCGTATGGCCCCTCGACAAGGACACGGTCGTCTCCATCAGGATCACGGACGACAAGGGCAGGACGTTGCCCAAGTCTCTAGCCGTCAACGGCACCCTGAAACTGGGAGCGAAGGCCACCTACGCGGACGGTCATGTTGGCGATCTGCTCACCACCAATGACGTGACGTTCGCGAGCAGGGACACTTCCACCGCCACGGTTTCGGGCAACACGCTCACGTGGCGGCATGGCGGAACCATATTGGTGACGGCCACGGTCAACGGTTTCACTTCCGCCGCCGTGTCCATCAGCGCGGCCTACGCGCCCGAGTCCATTCAGGGCCCGCTCGCACTGTTCGGCGACTCGCAGCTGATCGTGGACTCGGACACGAGCCTGACCAACATGGGCCCGTACCCTTCGGGCGCGAACCCGGGCACGGCCACCAGCTGGCCGTCCGACCAGTCCAAACAGATCGCGTCCATCACCGGCCTGAGGGTCATCGACCTGTATTACGGCGGCGCGCGCATCGCCCGCGACAAGACCGGCTGGCAGGGTGGATGGGCCATGCAGTCCAACCGTCTGGCCTCGCTCGTCAAGGCCGACGCCGCGAACACGCCGGGAGTGATCGTCATCTACGGGTTCTACAGCAACGATTTGCACGACGGCCTGACGGACACCAAGCCCGCGACCGACCTGTCGAAGATCGCCGCCGCATACAAGGCGAAGTTCGACGAGCTGAAGGCCAAGTACCCGCAGGCTCGTATTCTCTACGCGCTCCAGTGCATGTTCAGGTCCGCTGCGACTGAGGCCAAGCCGGTCATGACGGGCCTGCCGGCCGGCACCATCATGACCAACAACTTCACGGCCCTGCAATCCTCGGAACGAATCCTGTTCACCGAGACGACGCTGGGCGTGCCGGTCATCGACGCGACCGACGAAGTATGGGCGCTCGGCAGTGGGTTGACCGTCTCCGACATGATTCACCCCACCGCGGAGGGAGCCGTCAAACTCGGCCAGATCCTCGGCCGGCACATCAAACAGGCCATCCAACAGTAACGTCCTCCGTCAGACGTACACACTGTTCGAGGGCAAGGGTTTCAACGTCGCCCGCGACTGGTTCGACTGGATGCCGGACGGCGAAAAAAATGGGTACATGCACGACAAGGTCCACCCTAACGCCAAGGCAATGAATGTCGCCGCGCACAAGATCCGCGAATAGGTCAACACGCTTTCAGGGCCGAGGATTGAGGGCGAGATTCCGGCATGGAGCGAATGATTTTCATGGCATGTCGGATTGCCGCTCGTGTTCGCCGCCTCTGACCACCCGTATTAACCAAGATCAAAGCCCCGCCATGTGCGGGGCTTTTCCATAAAGGAGATGTAATGTGTTGCAAAATTTTCTAGCCGGGTTCGGGGGAGTGGGTGGCGCGTGCGCCCTCATCACCCTGCTGCTCAGGATATGGCCGGGCGCTTTGGACGCGCTGGCGACCGGATTGTATTCGCACGTGCGGCCGGAACGCCTGCCCTACGATTCGCCGCTCTCGCAGCATTTCGCAAAAACACGGCAGCTAGGCGAGCGTACTGAGAAATTCGATGGACGGTTGGACGAACTCTGCCGCGACACGATCAAAAACACGATCATCAGCCTGATCTACGGCGACCAGTCGCACGACCATTCAGAGGCCGTCAGATACGAATTGACGAAGCTTGAGAAATTGGACGCGCAATGCTGGATCATCTCGGCCGCCGAAAAATACTTGGAGGACAGGCAATGACGCATCTCATGATCGCAGGCGGCATATACCTGCTACTGCTCGCGCTCATCATCATATTCAATCATGGCGCGCACAGGCATTGATTTTCACACAGGTTTTCAAAGCCATCCCATTCCGGGATGGCTTTTCTATTGCCCCTTGACTCGGGGCGGGAAGGAGAGGATGTGGGAATCCTCAACAAAGGCAAGCCGAAACACGGACGCCTGCACCGGCGCGTGGGCGTGACGCTGTCCGCGCTCGTCGCCGCGGTCTCCATGGCGTTCGCCCCGGCGGCGATGGCCGACATGCAGGGCATCGACGTGTCCAACTGGCAGTGCGGCATCGACATCGCCAACACGCAGGCCGACTTCGTTGTCGTCGGCACCACATGGGGCACGGGGCAGGTGTATAACAACTGTCTCGTGTCCGGCGTCAACACGGACGCCAACCGCATGATCGCCCAGGCGCAGGCATCCGGCAAGAAATTCGGCCTGTATCACTACGCCATGGGAGGCAACCCGGAGGCCGAGGCCCGGTTCTTCTACACGAATACGTCGAACTATTGGCGTCACGGCATCGTGGCGTTGGATTGGGAGATGGACGACAACCCCGCATGGGGAGACTGGGATTGGGTACGCCGCTTCCTGAGTGAGTGCGAACGATTGAGCGGCGGTGTGCGCCCATTGCTGTACACCGGCCCGGTCGCCGGCACCATCCCGCAAGACATCCGCAACCGGTACGGCCTGTGGATCGCGCAGTACGCGAACATGAGCCCGACCGGCTATCAGGCCAACCCGTGGATGCTGGGCGCGTACGGCGAGGCCATGCGACAGTACAGTGGCACCGGCGTGGTCAACACGTGGAGTCCCATCGACCTCAACATCTTCCGTGGCGAAGGCTGGCAGTGGGATTTGTACGCCAACCCGACCGGAGGCGGCACGCCCCCGTCCACGCCGGCCCCGCCCGCGCCCGCGCAGACGAGCAAACCCCAGACCAACACGGGTGGCATCACCCACACCATGCGGTGGGGCGAG